GACCCCGGCGTCGAACCTGACTGCCGGCGCGATGGCGGTGCTGTGCATCGCCGCCGACAACGCGTATACCGCCGGCGCCGCGTTCCCGGACTTCACGGTCACGGACACGAACGGCAACACCTGGACCCGGCGCACGAGCCCGCTCTACGACCCGAGCACAGCAAGCGCGGGCGTCGAGGGTGCGATCTTCACCACGCCGCAGAATGGCGGGACGCTGACCACCGGCAGCACGATCACCGTCAGCTTCGGGAGCACCTCCGTCACCGCCAAGGCGTGGACGCTCTCCGAAATCTCCGCGTCGGTCGGGACGCCGACCTTTGTAACAAGCGGCGGCAACACCGGCGCAGCGACCGGCACCCCGACGGTCACGACCGGCAGCATCACCAACGGCGACGCGGTGATCGGCTGTGGTCACGCGGAGAACACCGACTCGTGGGAGGAGGACTCTGACACCAGCAACGGCTCGTGGTCCACGCACCAGCACACCGGCGTCGGCAGCGGCACCAGCGCGATCTCGATCACGAGCCAGCGCAAGATCGTCAGCGCGACCGCGACGCAGACCTACAACCCGACGCGCACTTCGTCGGACTGCATTCTGTCGTGGATTCAGGTCACCGAGGCCATCAACGCCACTGCGAGCGGAGCGACTGAAACCGGCACGGCCTCCGGCATCGCGGGCAGCGCAACGGCAGCGTCGGCGAACAGTGCGGCCACCGTCTCGGCGGCCGCCAGCGCGCTTTCCGGATCGCTGTCGGCGGACGCGCAGGCCACCGGAGCGACAGTCGCGGCGTCGGCTTCGGTGCTCTCGGGCCCCCCGGAGGTCGCGGTCGCAGGGATCACGCTGACCGCGAGCGCGAGCGCGATCGGCGGAACAGCCGAGGGCGGCGGGGCAGCGGCCCGCGTCGGGCGCGTGCTGTGGCTGGAAATCGAGGTTCCGCCCGGTGCGGGCGGATCTGCGACGGTGCAGGGCGCCACGATCACGGCGTCGGCTTCGGCCATCGCGGGCGGCGAGGCAGCGGATTCGACGGTCGGCGGGGCGACTGTAACGGCGACAGCGAGCGCGATCTCCGGAGTCGCCAGCGCCGCGTACACCGCGAACGGGGCAGTGGTCGCCGCAACCGCGTCGGCAATCGACGGTGCCCCAAGCGCAGACTACGTGGCAGCGGGCGCGACCGTGTCCGCCACATCCAGCGCGATCGGCGGCAACGCGACGGGCGAGTCGGGCGGAACGGCGGCCGGGGCAACCGCTACGGCCACGGCAAGCACGATTTCCGGCTCGGTGAGCGCCGCCAGCAGCGTGCCCGGCGCAACGGTACAGGCCGATGCTTCCGCGCTGCCTGGCGCGGCTTCTGGCACGTCCGAGGGGTCTGCGGCCGGGGCGACGGTCACGGCGACCAGCAGCGCGCAGCCTGGCACCCCAGCGGCGGACGCGGTTGTGGCAGGAGCGACCTCGAGCGCGGCCGCATCGTTCATCGCCGGCGCCATTGAGGCGGCAGCTTTGGCGCAGGGTGCCATTGCCATCGCCATCGCGAGCGCGGAGGGCGGCGGGGCCTTCGCTGGCGTTCGCCAGGTGGACCCGCGGTTCTGGAAGTTGAGTCGGGCAACCGATCGATGGGCTGTCAAGGACGAAGCCGCGACGGTTGGCGGCGCACGAGACTACGGAGCGAAGCTATGACGACCAAGGTGTTCACGTTCAAGGCGCCGGCAGAGAAGGTGCCGGTGACCTTCGACTTCACCCGCGTGCTCGGTGCTGCTGCGATCAGCGGGACGCCGACCTGCGCGGTGGCGCTCGACGCCGGCGCCACGGACGACACGGCGGACATTCTCGACGGCGCCGCATCGACCGCGAGCGGCGTGGTATTGCAGCCGGTCAAGGCCGGCACCGCCGGGCAGGACTACCGCGTGACGTGCACCGCGTTGACCAACGACGGCCGCACACTGGTGCTCGCCGGCATCCTGCCGGTGCGGACGGCGTAATGCCCAACCCGCTCTCGCTCGCGTTCGATCTGCCCTTCGAGGACGCAATCGCGGCCGCGCGGGCGCGCAAGGTCGAGCTGCCCGAGGACTACTACCGACGCGCCCCCGGGGAGGCGAGACGCGCGGCAACGACCATTTCGGGGCTCTCCGCGCTCGACCAGATCCAAGCGGTCTTCGATGCTGTCGACGACGCGATCGCGGGCGGCTCATCCTTCGGCCAGTGGAAGCAGCTCGCGCTCGCGCAAGGCTGGGGCCTGCCACGCGGCCGGCTGGAGACGGTCGTCCGCACGAGCGCGCAGACGGCCTACGCGCAGGGGCACTGGCGCTCCTTCCAGGCCAACAAGGCTCGCCGCCCCTACCTCATGTGGTCGGCGATCAACGACTCTCGCGTGCGGCCGGCACACCTGGCGATGGACGGCTACGTCGCCCCCATCGATGACCCGATCTGGAAGGTATGGCACCCCCCTGCCGGTTACAACTGCCGCTGCACGCAGATTTCGCTCACCGAGGCGCAGGCGAGGGCGCGCGGCTACGGGAGCCAGCTGCGCCCGCAGGCTGAGCCCGACCCCGGGTTCGGGGATGGCGAGCCGGGGAGTCTGGCGTCGTCACTCGCGAAGGCGATCGAGCAGCGGTGGGCGCAGTGCAAGGTTTTCACGTTCGGCAAGACCCGGCGGACGAAGCCGTTCTGGTGCCTGGATGATGGGCGCAAGGCGCTCGAGCGCGTGGAGCGACAGCTTGAGGACCGCCATCGTGTCGTGCCATCTCCGGAGGCCGTCGCCATTGTTGAATTCGTTTCTCGGCCGAGCAGGCAGGTCGCGCGGAACGAAGTCCTGCTACTCGGCGACGTAGAAAACGCCGCCGCCATTCACGAGGCGACAGGGCAAGCGCTGGTTGGATTTCGCGCTGCCTTGGACTTCTTCGGCGTTCGCCACGCCTTCAAGAAACACGGTGACGTGATGAAAGAAGCGCCGCGGGGGCAGCGTGCGGTGATGCCGGCGGATTTCCTGCGCGTGCCAGAAATCCTCGCCAACTTCGACATGGTCGAGTTCGTTGGGCGGGCCCACAAGAGTGGAGAACCGCTCCTCAAGTTCACGAAGCGATTTGGCAACGAGACGTACGTCTACGAGGTGGCAATCCGCCAGGGTAGGCGGATGCTTGCCTCGCACGATCTCTGGGTGATTCTAGGTGGACGCGCAGGCAGGAGTTGAACCCGCAACTCGAGCTTATGAGACTCGCGTGATGCCGTTTCACCACCGCGCAACGGAACCCCCGGGACAAGCGTATGCGCTCACGCGCCTCCTTGAAACGTCCGAAACGTTCCCCGGGGATAGCCCATTATCCGGCCATCGTCGACGCCTGTCCACCTGTGCAAAATTTCACCCCTGACAGGCGCCCGAACGGACGGCACAGTCGCCGTCCATGGACCAGTGCCTCGCCCCGGTAGCCTTCACCGCGCCCGCGGTGTTCCGCGGTGGGCCGGCGCCTGACGGTACCCGCACGTTCTCCGGCGTCGCCTACGGCGGCGGAATCGTCACCGACCACCCCTTCCTGCCTGCGGTTGCCTTCGACCTCGCTTCGACCGCGCTGAACACCCCGGCCCCGGCCCTGTTCGGGCACTTCGACCCGATCGGGGTGATCGAGGAGGCGACGATCGGCGACCGCATCGAAATTGGCGGCAAGCTCTTCGCCGACCTAGACGGCAACGCGAAGAAGATTGCCGCAATGGCTGACCGCGGCCTGCCGTGGCAGCTCTCGGTCGGGATCTGGCCCGGGCGCATCGAAGAGATTCGCGCCGGCGCCAAGGTGCAGCTCAATGGCCGCACCTTCGAGGGCCCGCTCGCGATCTTCCGCGACAACCGAGTCCGCGAAGTATCGTTCGTCGCGCTTGGCGCGGACGACAAGACCACCGCGACGGTGTTCGCCGCCGTATCCGAGGGCGGACGACGTCCGTCCGCTCAACCCACGGAGCCCAAGATGCCTGAAATCAGCAAGGAAGAGCACGACCGCGTCGTCGCCGAGCTCACCGCGCAGCTCGCCACCGAGTGCGAGGCCACGAAGCAGGCGCAGGAGCGCATCGCCGAGCTGGAGTCGCGGTTCGCTGCCGACCAGCGCGCTCGTCGCGTCGCCGCGGTCAAGGAGCTCTTCACCGCGCTCGGCCGCGAATTCTCCGACGACAAGGCGAAGCCATACATCGCGATGGACGACGAGGCGTTCGCGACGGTCGCCGCCGACCTGCGGGCGAAGCTGGGACGCCATCCGGCGCTCTTCTCCGAGTACGCGACCGGCGGCGCGCCGAGCAATGACGGCGCGAGCGCCGACGACATCGCCAAGCGCGCGCACGAGTTCATCGCCGATCAGCGCACGAAGAGCGGCCGCGAGTTCTCGGTCGCCGACGCGGTCGCGCATGTCACCGGCCGCATCAAGCTCGCCTGAGCGCGCACTGACACCCAGAACCAGGAGCCACTGCCATGTCCGGAATTCGCAACCCCGTGTACTACCCATTCCTCGCCGGCGCGTCGGTCACGCCGAACCGCCTGGTCAAGATCGGCTCGGCCGATCAGACCGTGATCCTCGGCACCGCCGCCACGGAACGCTTCGTCGGCGTGTCGGCGCAGAGCATCACAACGGCCTCGGGCGACCGTGTCGACGTGGTGACCGGTGGCGTCTACGAAGTCGTGGCCGGCGGGTCCGTGACGCGCGGCAATCCGGTCACGTCCGACGCGAACGGCGCCGGTGTGGCCGCCGCGCCGTCAGCCGGCACCAACAACGGCATTGTCGGCTGGGCGCTGGAGTCGGCCGCCGCGGGCGACCTCTTCGCGGTGCTGATCGCGCCGGGAACCTATCAGGGCTGATTGCCCGTTCTGACGAACCGAAAGGACTTCTGCCATGGGCGCTCCCGCACCGTTCCCGGTCCAACCGGACCTGACCGCCATCGCCATCATGTATCGGAACACGAACATGATCGCCGATCAGATCATGCCTCGCGTTCCCGTCGCGAAGCAGGACTTCAAGTACATCAAGCACACGCTCGCGGACGGTTTCACCATCCCCGATACGAAGGTCGGCCGCCGCGCGCCGCCGGCGCAGGTCGAATTCACCGGTACCGAATCGAGCGCCTCGTGCGTCGACTACGCGCTCGACGACAGCGTCCCGAACGAGGACATCGAGAACGCGCCGGTCAACTACGACCCGCTCAGCAAGGCGACCGAGTACGTCGCGAACCTGATCGAGCTCGACCGCGAGAAACGGGTCGCGACCGCCACGTTCGACGCGAACCAGTACGCCGCCGCGAACAAGGCCACTCTGTCCGGCGCGTCGCAGTGGTCGGACTTCACGAACTCGAATCCCGTCGACGCCATCCTCGCCGCGATGGACGCCATGGTGATGCGGCCCAACCTGATCGTCATGGGCCAGGCGGTGTGGACGAAGGTGCGCCAGCATCCGAAGATCCTCGCCGCTATCGGCATGGCCGCGTCGGGCGGGATTGCCACGCGCGAGCAAGTCGCCGGCGTGCTGGAGATCGAAGCGCTGCTCGTCGGGCAATCGTGGGTGAACTCGGCCGTCAAGGGCCAGACGGCCAGCCTGGCGAGGGTCTGGGGCAAGCACTGCTCGATGATCTATCGTGACTCGCTGGCCAGTGCCGTGCGCGGCACGACGTGGGGCTTCACCGCCCAGTTCGGCGGGCGCATCGCAGGATCCTTCGAGGACCGCGACATCGGCATGCGCGGCGGCACGCGCGTCCGTGTCGGCGAGTCGGTCAAGGAGGTCATCACGGCCAACGACCTGGGCTACCTGTTCACCAACGCCGTCGCCTGATCCCTGACCGCACGCCCCTTCCCGCCCGGGGAGGGGCGGGTTCCCAAGGAGCCACAGACCCATGGCCAAGAAGGCCTACACCGTCCAGACGCCAGTCAATCACGACGGCCGGCGCTTCGAGATCGGCGAGACCATCGAGCTCGATGGCGCGCAGGCGCAGCCACTGCTGGACTGCGGCGCGGTCCTGCCGGTGATCGGGAAGACGGGCAAGATCGGCGAGAAGAACGACGTCTGAACGGTGAACGGTGAGCTACTGCGCGAAATCGGATCTCGTCGCGCGATACGGCGCGCAGGAACTCGCCCAGCTCACGGACGAGGTAGCTGCGCACGTTCCTGACGACACCGAGATCACGGCCGCCTGCGACGAAGCCTCCAGCCTCATCGACGGCTACGTCGCCGGTCGCTACGTTGTTCCGCTGTCCCCTGTCCCGCCCATGGTGAAGTCGTGGGCCTGCGCGATTGCCCGCCGTCTCCTGTGGAAGGACCGCGCCCTGCCTGACAGCGCCGTGGCCGTTGCCTATGAGGACGCGCTCACCGCGCTGCGGGAAGTCGCCAAGGGTGTGCTGCGCCTTCCGGCGAGCTCGGGCGAGGCGAGTGCCGCTTCGGGCGGGTCCGTGAATGTGATCTCGGCCGACCAGGTGTTCACGGACGAGTTGCTGGTCCTGATGCCATGAAGATCGAGGTAGAGGACTCCGCACTGCGCGCCTGGCTGACCAGGCTGGCGCAGGAGGCCAAAGACCTGCGGCCGGCGCTGGATGAGATCGGCGCGGCTCTGCGCACCAGTACGTTCGAACGGTTTCGTGCCAGCAAGGAGCCGTCCGGGGAATCGTGGCGGCCGCTGTCGCCGGTGACGCTGGCACTGCGGCGGAAGGGCAGGGGAAGCGGCGGCGCACGGATCCTGTGGAACAGCGGCCGCCTGGCCAACAGCATCAGCTACCGCGTCGGCGATCGCTACGTCGAGGTGGGGACCAACACGGTGTACGCCCGCACCCAGCACTTCGGTGCGAGGAAGGGCGCCTTTGGCCGCTACTCCCAGGTGGGCCGCGTGCGGAAGTACGGCCTCGGCACCTTCAAGGGCTCGGCGGGGACGCAGAAAGGCTTCCCGATCCCGTGGGGTGACATCCCGCCGCGACCGTTCCTCGGCATTTCGAGCGATGACCGGCGCGAGATCATCGACATCTTGCGTGCCCGTCTGGCACAGACAGCACAGTGAACCTTGCGCCCATCATCGAACAACTGCGCGACGTGGTGCCATCCCTTCGGTTGGTGGGGGGCGCGGCGCAGTTCGAGCGCGCACTCGGCGGGCTCACTACGTTGCCGGCAGCCTTCGTGCTGCCCGCCAGGGAACAGGCGGGCGAATCGGCGTTCATGGACCAGCTGGTCGAGCAGTTGGTCAACGCCGAGTTCGCCGTGGTCCTGGCTGTTCGGAATCTTGCTGACGACGAGGGCGCGGCAGCCGTGGAGGCGCTCGAGCCGGTGCGCACCGCGGTACGTGATGCGCTGCTCGGCTGGCAGCCGGCGCCGGACGCTCACGGCTGCGAGTACGTCGCCGGCGAGCTCGTCGCCTTCGACAACGGCGTGCTGTGGTGGCAGGACACCTACCGTACCGGCTACCTGATCAGGAGCTCGTGATGCCCGACCCCATCGTGACCAACGACGACGAAGGCGAGTCGCAGACCGCCTTCCTCCCGCCTTCCGAGGGTGGCAGCTACATCCGCAACCCGGACGGCTCCCTGACGCGCGTCGAGGAACCGACGATCGTCCCCACCGTGATCCCGCAGGAGTAACGATATGGCCTCTCCGCGCAAGTTTCTGGTCCTCGCGAAGATCGAGACGACCCAGTTCACCGACGCGGTCCCGACCGGGGCTGCAAACTCGATCCTCGTCAAGAATCTGACCGTGACCCCGTTGAAGGTCGAAAGCGAGGATCGCGCGCTCATCCGCTCGTACTTCGGCAACAGCGAGATGCTGCCTGTCTCCGAGGAAGCGATGATCGAGTTCGACGTGGAAATGGCCGGTTCGGGAACGGCCGCCACGCCCGCGAAGTACGGGCCGCTGCTGCGCGCCTGCGGGTTCGCCGAGACGATCGCCGCGGACGTTTCGTACAACCCGGTTTCGTCGGCCTTCGAGTTCGTGACGATCTACTGCTACCGCGACGGCGTGCTCTACAAGCTGCTCGGCGCGCATGGCAACGTGTCCATTGCGATGGCGGCGAAGAAGATTCCGCATTACCACTTCAGCTTCATCGGCAAGTACACCGCGGTGACGGATGCGGCGATCCCCGGGACGGCCGACTTCTCGGGGTTCAAGACGCCGGTCGCCAGCATCCCGACGTGGACCGGCACGCTCACGCTCGACGGCTACGCGGCGAAGGTGTCGGCGTTCAACGCCGACATGGCGGTCGAGGTGTCCCACGCGTTGTGGATGAACAACGAGACGCTCGCGCCCATCGACCGCAAGCCGAAGGGCTCGATCACGGTCGAGGCCGTGACCATCGCGACCAAGGACTACTTCACGCTCGTGCGCAACGCCACGCTGTCGGTGTTCACCCTGACCCATGGCACGTCCGCCGGCTACAAGGTGAAGCTGGACGCCCCGAAGGTGCAACTCGTGGACGTGGCCGAGGCGGACTTCTCCGGCACGCTCGCCTACACCTTCAACCTGACGTTCAACCCGAACGCCGGCAACGACGAGTTCAAGATCACGACGCTCTGACCACAAACCCGGCCTCCTGCGCCCAGACCGGGTCGTACCTGGCCGGACGCGGGCCGATTCAATGAGGAATCGACCCGATGTTCAAGCTCGCAATCTCGCCCACCTTCTGGGCGACCGTCGAAGTGGAATTCGCCGCCGAGAAGGGCGGCACCGCGGTCGCCAAGTTCGACGTGCAGTACCGCCGCCTCTCGTCTCCCGAGATGGAGGCACTGTCCGAGCGCATCCGCGCCGAGCGCATGGACGATCGATCGATCGCGCGCGAGGTGATGCTCGGCTGGCGCGGGCTCGTCGGCGAGGACGACGAGGCGCTGCCGTTCAACGAGGAGACGCGCGAGGGGGTGCTCAATGCGGGGTTCGCCGGCGCGATCTGCGTCACGTTCTTCAACGGCGCGCCGAGGGCCCGGGCAAAAAACTGATCGAGGCCGCGCAGCACTGGGCGCGCGGCCCGCAAGCGGACCCGGAGCACCTGCAGGAGCAGCTGGAGGCCTTCGGCGCACCGCCCGAGGAGATCGCCGCTGCGGTCGCTGCCGAGGCCGACGCCGCCACGTTCGAGATCCACTCCGACAACGCCGACGCCGTGGAAGCCTTCCTCGCCCTGACCTCGCAATGGCGGCTGATGCAGTCGGCGATGGGGCCGGTCGTTTGGCTCGGAATCGACTACACGGCGATTCCGCCGGTGTTCGACCTGCTCGGCGTGGCGGGTGAGCGGCGGCGCGAGCTGTTCGGCGATCTGCGGGTAATGGAGGCGGCAGCGCGCGTCGAGCTCAACCGGAAGGGGGACGGCGATGGCTGATCACCGCCGCCAGTAAACCCCCCCCCCAGAACAGCCAGAAGCCCCAACCACCCTCGGTCAACAACCAGGACACGGCTAGCAGCACGACGAACACGATCGCGAGTAGCACACCTTGGTAGAGAAGTTCCATGTCTACGCTCGAATTCGGCATCAAGATCACCGCTGACGGACGCGTATTCGTCTCGGAGGCCGGTCGCGTCACGCAGGCATTGAACAGTATCGGCGCATCGTCCGATCGGGTCAATGAGAGGGTCTCCCGCGCTACCAGCTCGATCGCCGCCATGGGGCACGCGGGTGCGGCGATCTACGGGCTGCAACAGGCTTTCCAAGCTCTGACGGGGGCTATGCGCGTCATCGACGAGTTCACGACGGTGAACTCTCGCTTGTCGCTGGTGACGTCGTCGACCCGTCAGCTCGCCTCGGTGCAGGGGCAGCTCTTTCGCATCGCGCAGGAATCGCGGGTCGGCTACAGCGCACTCGCGGAGACGTATGCGCGCACCGCGACCGCGACGCGCGAGCTCGGTATCCCGCACGAGCGGCTGCTCAACGTCACCCGTTCCTTGTCGCAGGCGATGGCGATCGGCGGCGGCTCGGCGGAGTCGATGCGCGCCGCGCTGATCCAGCTGTCGCAGGGCCTCGCCTCCGGCACGTTGCGCGGCGAGGAGCTCAATTCAGTGATGGAACAGGCGCCGCGGCTGGCGCAAGCGATCGCCGAGGGGATGGGGAAGAGCGTCGGCGAGCTCCGCAAGATGGGTGAGGCGGGGCAGATCACCGCGCGCCAGATCGTCGAGGCGATCGAGAAGGCTGCCCCAGGGTTGGAGGCGGAGTTCGCCCGCGTGGGCCGCACCGTCGGCTCGTCTTTTCAGGTGCTGCGTGACGCGGTCGGGAATCTGCTGAGCGAGTTCGACAAAGGTACGGGCACGTCGAAGGCGCTCGCGGATGTGATCGACGGTCTCGCACGATCGATCGGCGAAGCATCGAAGCAAGCCAAAGGGTTTGGCGAGGCGGTCAAGCCGTTTCTTGACGTCGCGGTATGGACCGCCGGCGGAGTCGCCGCGGCGGTGTTCTTCGCCAAAGCGCACGAATGGCTGAAGAAGCTTGCAGTGCTGGCCGCCGGAATCCGTGGAGGCATTCCAGGCACCGTCGCCGGCCTCGCAATTGGTATCGGGGCGGAGGCCTATCAGGCCTACGCGGGTAGCGAGTCCGGGCTCGAACGTGCCTTGGCGTCGAAGCGGTCCGAGCTCGCGCTGCGGCAAAGGTCCATGCGTGAGGTTGAAACGTGGCCCGTGTCGGAGAAGCAGTCGCTTGCGCTCTCGCGGAACCGAGCCGACGAGGCGCGGATTCTGAAGGAGATCGTGGCACTCGAGGAGCAGCTCGCCTTGGTCCGCGCCAAGCCGATCAGCCCGGAGCAGCAGAAGTTCGGAGAGTTCCGACGCTCGGAGATCGAGCTCATCAACGAGCAGGCCGCTGCGCAACGAGGTGTGGAAGCACGGCTACGTGAGACCGGCGCCGCCTATGCAGCAGCCGCCAAGGGCGTGCAGACCGCGACCAGTTTCGAGCGCGAGTACCAGGCCGCGTTGACAGCCACGCGCGCCGCCAACGCGAACCGTGTAGAAGCCATGCGCGCCGCGGGGGCGTCTGCCGAAGCCATCGGGCGGGCGAATGCCGAGCAGCTCGAAGTCGAGCGTGCGCTAACCAAAGAGCGAGACAAGGGTCTCTCATCGCTGAGACAGCGAAGCCAGTATGAGGCCACACTGATCGACATGCACAAGGAGGCGAACGAGGAGAGCGAGCAGCGCGCGAATGCCGAGGAGAAGCTCAACGAGGTGATCCGTCAGGGCGCGATCGAGGCGGCGAAGGCCACGGCGACCGAGGCCGAGCGCCTGCTCAAGCAGCAGGAGGCGATCGCGCAGTACGAGCGCGAGACTGATGCGCTGGGCGAGACCAAGGACGAGGTGGCGGAGCTCGCGATCAAGCGACTGGAAGAGCGCGCGGCGCTGCTGCGTGTGATGGAGGGCACCGAAGCGTACGTGAAGTTGATCGACGACGAGATCGCCGCGATCCGCCGCCGCCGTCAAGTCGAGTCCGGAGTTGAAGCAAGGGACGCGGCGCGCAAAGGTACCGAAGCGGCGCACAAGGAGTGGCAGCAGGCGGCCGACATGATCGAGCGCAGCCTCACCGACGCGCTGCTACGCGGCTTCGAGAGCGGCAAAGACTTCGCCAAGAACTTCGTCGACACGCTCAAGAACATGTTCTCGACGCTGGTGCTGCGGCCGATCATTCAGGCGATCGTGTCGCCGGCGGCCGGGGCGATCACCGGGGCCCTCGGCCTTGGCGCGCCGGGCACGGCGAGCGCTGCGGGCGGTGCTCTCGGTGGCTTCAACCCGCTGAACCTGCTTGGGGGCGGCGGCGGTGGCGGCTCGTCGCTGCTCGGCTTTGGCGGCATCGGCGGACTGCTCTCCGGTTCCGGTGGCATCTTCGGCGCCGGCGCGATCGGCAACTCGTTCGCGATGGGGGGCGCCGGGCAGGCGCTCGGGTTGTCGGCGTTCGGCTTGGATGCGGCCGGCGGGCTGGCGCTGACCGGCCTCGGCACCACGCTCGGGACGATCATTCCCGTCGTGGGCGCTGGATTGGCCATTGCGGCAATGTTCGGCGCCTTCTCGAAGAAGGGCGGCGGGGCAAAATCCGGCGGCTTTGCGTCGAGCGGCGCTGACGTTGGCCGCTACTTCACGCCGTCCGATGCGGACGCGAACGTGAAGTCCATCGTCGACGCGACCTCGGGAAGCTACACGCAGCTACTGCGGCAGCTTGGCGGGACGGGGACAGCCGGCTTTGCCATTGGCTTCGACACCGACCCGAAGGGAAAGGCGTCGAATCGGGTCGAGGCCGGAGCCTACGTCGGCGGCCAACAGGTCTATCGCTCGCTGTTGCAGGACCTCGGGCGCGATCAGGCGGCGCTCGAAGCAGCACTCAAGACGGAGAGCAAGCGCGCCGTGCTGGCCGCGCTGCAGGCATCGGACCTGCCGGAGGCGATCGGCGCGATCCTGCGCACGCTGGACGCCGCCAGCGCGAGCGACGAGGCGATCGATACGCTGCTCTCGCTGGCCACGGCCATCGGCGGCGACGCGTTGCGCGAGGCGCAGAAGGCTGTGGCCGATGCACAGCGCAGCTCGGTCGAGGTCCTCCGTGACATGGGCTCGGAGGTGCGACGGCTCGCGGCCGACATGGACGGCTCGACCGCGTCGATGCAGGCGCTGACGGCCGCCACCGGCACCTATCGGCAGGCGGTGGCGCAGGCGCTGATCGCCATCGAGCAGATCGGCGCGAGCCTGCGGACGATGTTCGCCGGCACCCGTGAGCAGCTCGAGTTCGGCGGGCTCGGGAAGCAGGAAACCTACGACCTCTATCAGGCCAAGGGACAGACGCTGCTCGAGCGGATCGCCGAGACCGACGACCCGGCCGTGGTGCAGCAGTACGCGGAGCGGATCAACGACTACTTCCTGAAGGCGTTCAACCTGCTCTCGCCCGAGGAGATGCTGGCCGAGAAGCCGCGCTTCATGGAGAGCCTGAACCAGCTCGACACGGCAGTGGCGGGCAAGCTGGACGACATTGCAACGACCATCGGCGGCGAGGCCGGCGACACATTCACGGTCGTCCGGGACGCGCTCGCGGACGCGGCGACGAAGATGGGTCAGGCGGCGGACAAGCAACTCGATGCGATGGGGCGCCTCGACGGGATCGTCGGTCGCTTCGAGGAATCGGTCGGCCAGATCGCGGGCTCGCGCATCGAGGTCGTGACCACTGGCAGCGGTGCGGTCGGAGGCCTCGGATGACGCGACCGGTCTCCTCGCCGACGGTCGCGGCCGCGGCGCTCGGTGTCGGCCAGCCTTCGTACCTGATCGAGATTGCCTGGCAGACGCAGACCTCGCGCCTGTGCACCTATGGCGACCTGACGTGGAACGGGTACGCCTGGTCGGGCGAGGGCGTGAGCATCTCCGCGTTCGAGCCGTCCGGGCGCCCCAGCGCGGTCACGTTGGTCGACCCGTTTGCGGTGTACCGCACGATGGTCGTGGCCACCGGCATCCGGGACCGGCTGATCAAGGTCTGGAAGTGCTACGTCGACGCGCTGGCGACGGCCGACCCCGTGATGCTGTTCAAGGGCTACGCCGACCGGGCGTCGATCGACGGCGGCGGGGTGACGATCACGCTGGACTGGAACGCGAATCGCCGGCAGTTCACGCCGCGGGAGCGGATCGGGCCGAGCCTCGGCGTGAACTTCGTCGCGCCCCCCGGCACGCGCGTGCGCTGGGGCAATCAGACGTTCGTGATCGACGCGCGGGGCTGACGTGGCCGTGTATCCCTCGACCCTGCCCATCGACCAGAGCCGATCCAGGCGCGTCCTGCGCGACGGCCGGCAGTCGTCCGTCGACGGCGATGGCGCGGCGCGGATCCGGAAGGTCCACGCGGACGCCTTCGACTTCGAGATCGAGCATCCACGGCTGGACAGCGCGCAACTGGCGACGCTGCTTGCGTTCTACCAGGCCCAGTCGCTGACGAGCCAGTTCACGCTCGTTTGGCCCGAGGACGGCGAGGAGTATGCCGTGCGGTTCCGGAAGAACGCGCTGCAACTGCGGCGCGCCTCGCCGGGCCGCGTCAACGCCGTCGTGCGGCTCGGGTGCGCCTCGACGTATGTCGACCCGTACTTGGCAGACGTCATCCTGCTGATGCGCATGGAAGGTGCGGACGGCTCGCAGTCGTTCGTGGACTCCGGGCCGCTTGCGTTGACGTGCACGGCGACAGGGACGCCACCGAATGCGTTTGCGCAGATCAGCAACGCGCAGGCCAAGAGCGGCGCGACGAGCTGCAAGTGCGATGCGAACTACGGGCACCATCTGCGCGCGACGAACACAGCGGCGGCGGAGTTGAGCGGCGACTTCACGGCCGAGGCGTGGGTCTACTTGACCGCGACGCCGGACAACAGTAACAGCCCCTTCGGCCTGATGCGCAGCGGGCCGTTCCCGCTTTGTCCGATCATCTGGACCGATTCGAAGCTCTACCTCAACGACAACGGCGACAAGATCACGGGGACGACGACGGTTACGCTCAATGCGTGGCACCACGTCGCGGTCACGCGCGGCGGTACGACGTGCAGGCTCTGGTTGGATGGCGCGCAGGAAGGCGGCACTTACACCAGCAGCTACACCTATTGCATCGACGGCAACTACACCTACGTCGGCAGCGCTATCGACGGTGGAAACCAGATGGGCCAAATCAACAACATCGCTTACGTCGATCTTCTGCGGATCACGGCAGCGGATCGCTACGGAACCGGCGGATTCACTCCGCCGGCGGACTACTGATGTCGAACCCACAGTACCCGACGGCGCTGCCGATCCACCCGACCGAGTCGAGCCGGTCGATCCGCGACGGACGCGAGGAGGACTTCGCCGGCGACGGCACCATTCGCGTCCGCAAGCTGCACGCCGACCGCAACGACTTCGAGCTGAAGCACCCGCTGCTCTCATCCTCCGAGCTGGCGACGCTGCAGTCGTTCTACGACACCTACGGCACGGCCACCGCGATCGATCTCGTCTGGCCGGTGGACGGGCAAACCTACGTCGTGCAGTTCGCGCCAGAAGCGCTCCGCACGCAATGGAAGACCGCCTCCCGCCGCGACGTCTGGGTGCGGCTGGTGGCGGGCAACTGACATGGGCGCGTTCGACTTTCAGGTGATCCCGTCGCACCGGTTCCTGTCGGTCGCCGACCGCGAGACGGTGAACGAGGTCGCTGCCACGCCCTACGACGTGCAGTTGACGTGCTGCGCGCTGAACGAGCCGCTGCGCTTCGGCTACGGCCTCAACCGGGTCGGTGCGCTGCTGCTGATGCCGGTGGCGTACGGGTTTGACCTGCTGGTCCCGTTCATCATCGGGCGCGGCAAGATCGGGAGCATCGACGCCATCGAGGCGGCGGACGCCGCGCTGCCCTCCGGCGTGACGTCACATACCTACCTCGGCGCGACCAGCCAGGCGGTGGACTCCTGGCTGGCGGCGGCGTGGGCGGCGCGGGGGAAGGCGTACACCGACACGCTGAATGGGATCGCATGGGCGGTGCTGCGCATTCCGCAGGGAACGGAAATCGACCTGACGGCGATCACCGTTACCGCGCGCATGAAGGTCGTCTACGACCCTCGCAAGGACAGCACGAACGGCGGCAGCGGCGCGCACCGGCTGGCCGATCCGGCGACGTGGGAGTACAGCACGAATCCGGCGCTGGCGCTGGCCGACTTCCTGTTCTCGACGGCCTACGGCAAGGGTGAAACGCTGGACTGGCCGAGTGTGGCGGCCGTGGCAAACGTGTGCGATCAGACCGTCGGCAACAAGCCGCGGCGGGCGTTCGGCACCATGTTCGAGCGGGAAAGCGACGTCGACTCCGTGGAGGAGACGCTGCGGACCTATGCGGGCTGCTGGGTGGTGCGCGAGGGCGACAAGGTCTATTTGGTGGCTGATGCTCCGGCCACGTCCGTGTTCGCGTTCTCGAACCAGCAGGGCGCTGCGAACTATGTGCTGGACTCGCTGCGGATCGTGCAACGCGGCCGCGCGGAAACGCCGACGGTCGTGGCGGTGCGATGGACCGATACGACGGTGAAGCCGTGGGCCGCCCGGCTGACCGACCCGCAGAAGGCCCCGGGCGTGGCCGACGGCACGCTGCCATGGCGCGAGCAGCAGCTTGACCTGCCGGGGATCCAGGACGTGAGCCAGGCGGTACGCGAGGCACGTCGCCGGCTGAACGAGTACACGACGGCGGACCTGGCCGTGGAGCTGGTCGGGCTCGACCCGGCGATCAAGCTGCGCGTCGGGGACGTGGTCACGCTGACCGACTCCGAAGGATTCGCCGCCAAGCCGTTCCGCCTGATCGGGCACCGGCCGCTCGGGCTCGGGCGCTGGGCGGAGACCCTCTCCGAGTATCAGGACACGATCTACTCGGACGACATCGCGACCGCGCCGTCGATTCCGGACACCTCGTTGCCATTGCCGTCGGAGCCGACGGCGGTCACCGGCGTGCAGTTGTCCGAGGAGCTCGTGGTGCTGGAGAGCGGGGTCACGTCCTCGCGGCTCCGCGCGACGTGGGCGGCCACGACCTTCCCGTTCGTGAGCCGCTACGCCATCACGCTGTGGCAGGCCACGACGATCGTCGCGACGGCAACGGTCGAGCGGACGATGACGACTTGGGTATCGCCGCCGGTCCAGGAGGGCCTCACCTATCGGGTGGACGTGCAGGTGGTGTCGGTGGTCGGGGCCATCGGGCCCGCCGGGTCCGCGAGCGTGACGGCGCAGGGCAAGCTGCTTCCGCCCTCCGATCCGGTGTCGATCACGGGCTTCGAGGCCGGCGGGATGGTCTATCTGACGGTCGTGCCCGGAATCGACATCGACATCCTGCGCCACGAGTTCAGATACGGCACGACCGGCGGGTCGTGGGCGACCGCGACGCTGATCGATCGCGCCGACACGCTGACCTACGTCGCGAGTGGAATCGCGGCCGGCACCTGGCGGTTCTACGTCAAGGAAATCGACTCGATCGGCCAGTACAGCGCGAACGCGAAATACGTCGATGTGGCGGTGACGCTCGACGCTGGCGCGTTCCTGACCGACCGGCACACCTTCTCCAGTCCGACGCTCACGAGCATGACCGCCTACACGCGGCGGCCGGACGCGGCGACATACTGGGTGACGGACTTCGGCGACGGGCTGGGGTACGGCGCGGACAACACGGACAACAGCGTCGGCACCTTCGGCGACTCGCTGGTCAACACGCCGTTCGCGCACCCACACACAGCCGGCACGAGTAGCTGGCAGTCGGAGGTGTGGGACACCGGGCAATCGCTGGCCGGAACGTGGTCATTCACGCCAAGCGTGACCGACCTCTCGGGCACGGCGACGATCCAGGTCCAGACGAGCCCGGACAACTCCAACTGGACGACGCACGCCGAAGCGACGGCGCAGACGACGGCCCGGTACGTGAAGGGCAAGGTCTCCGGCACCGGGACGTTCGTGGTGACGAATCCCGTGGTGCGGGTCGAAGCCTTCCCGCGCGAGGAAACCGGCACGGTGACGACGAACGCCAGCGGGGCGACGACGGTGAGCCTCGCCGGCCACTATGCCGCAGCGAAGGCAATCCAGTTGACCGCCAACGGCACGGCGGCGCGGACGGCCGTGTACGACAACGTGGTCGTCCACCCGACCAGCACCAACAGCTTCGACGTGTACGCCTTCAATTCGAGCGGGACGCAGATCTCGTGCGACGTGTCGTGGGTGTTCCAGGGAGTCTGATCTATGGCCTATACCCCGTTCGACAGCACCAAGCCGACGACGTCGCAGACGCGGCAGGCGGCGATCGACAGCATTCACGCGAACGAGATGGCGAACCGCGACATGGCCATCATCGGCGACGCGAAGGGCTGGGACTACTCGGTCAGCGGCGGGACGGCCGAGCAACCGGCGATCACGTACCGCAAGAACGGGGCCGAATGGCTGCGCGCCACGCTGACATGGGGGACGACCGGCGGGGAAGCGGGCAACGTGACCGTGGCCACGTACGCCTACTCGTCGAACAGCGGCGGGGCGTGGGACACGATCGGGACGCTGACGTTTACCTATGACGCGAACGGAAACCTGACCTCGACGACGTGGAGCTGATGCCATGCTGGACTTTTTCGCCGCAGTACCGGGGAAGCTGAAAACGCTGCTCGACCGGCTGTCCGACGCACGGGCCACGAAAATCGACAATCTGGATGCCGCGATCACGACCCGCGCGGCGGCGGCGACCGCGGTGTCGAACGTCGACCTTACCGGGACG